TATCTTTTCCAATTCTTTACGTTTTATTTCAATCTGCTCGGTTGCATATTGTTTCATCTTTTCGAGCAGAATAATTTCAAATTCAAGACGCAAAAGCTCTTGCGCGTCCATACTAAGACTTTCTTAATAACTCTTTTACATCTGATTTTATTTCCATTACATCCTCTTTTAATGCAGTATGTAGCGCTGTACAAACTTGTGTTGTTACCAAACCATTGATAGGCATATGCTTATCGGCATCTTGGTGATGCTTGTTCACAGACTCATAAATCTGTCCAAGTTGTTTAGAAGTATCAGCAGCCACTTTAAATGTCCAGACATATACTCCTATAACCAAACCGAACATAAATATAAGACTACCAATGAACATACCTACACTCACAAACGTTTGCTCTACCATAAGTTAACCTTTACTTGTCTCATGTTGATTGCACAGGGGTTAGATTGTTATAATTTGTCCGCGAGGGTTCGCACGAGGCATTGAGCTTTTCTTCGCTCCCCACTTAACACCTAGGTACACATACCATGCTCTAAATTTACTCATGCCATCTTCGATACATATAGATTGTAAAAGTCTATCTGCTGTATCCCTGAAATCTCTTCCTAACTGTCCTTCTCTCATCAATTGATATAACGCATCGTGTATTAAGGAACCACGCATAAAATTTTTAGTATCGAACGTAGGACCACTAGGACCATCCCACGCATAATGCTTTGCTATAGTAAGTACACCTTCTTCAATACGAATATATGGAGTATGTATAAGTGCATGAGCGAGCGGAACGTCAACAACATAAGCGTCCACTAAATCATATTTATAACCTTTTAGTCTACGGTACTTCATTAGTGTCTCCTGACGGCATCAAGTTAATTAGTGCGGTACTCGCACCTGCGGTGGAAAATTCAGCAAAGGCTTTGCCAACGGCCGCGATGAGTTTGTCCATATCTTTGGGCGTATTTGCTGCGCCGTTCATGCGCAAAGATACACTACACGGATCCTTCAAGTAAGACAAAGCCTCAAGTTGTGTTGAGCCTACAGTGAATATGTCCACTATAGTGCCATCGGGTTTTACTATGTTAACATGGGTGCAGCCCGTAGCAAGTAAAGCTACGAGTAGGCAAACCGTATATAGTTTTCTAAAGCGCATATTACTCCTTAATGCCTAATTCCGAACTCATCGATGCTGTTCTCAAAGTGAATAGATTCGAAGGTAGCTTCGACGGGGCTCGCGATGAGCACCTTTCGAGCTGCTAAGAGTTGGGTCATTTTTTGACCGGCCTTAACAGTAACGTCACCTTCAGTATAATCCACTTGAGGGCTATCGATGAGTTCGGCAATTTTGACATCAATCGCCGCAATTTGTTCTGCGATTGTTTGAGCCATAACTTAGGTCGTCCCGTTAGATTTAATAACGTAGACGTAGTCCAATGCTGCACATTGGCCCATGTACCTGACTTTGAACTGGGCATAAATGTCCTGGTTCCAGCCAGCTTCAGTGTCTTTGTTACGTGTCTGTACCTGGAAAGGAATAATTTCTTTCCATACGAACTGTTTCTTGAAGTCGCCCACATACCAACAAAGCGAACTTTGCATATCCAAGAAAGGCGTGCTTTCAACTACTAAGTCACCCTTTACAGGATTCGGCGTATTGTTATACGTGCCGAGCTGTACCGCAGATGCCATAAGAGTCTTAGCAGTCATCTTCAGTGCACTAGGCACTAAAAGGACCTTAGGCTGTACCAGAATAGGCATGCCGTTTTCGTTGCGTAAAGCAGCGAATGCTTGGTACGCGGTATCCAAGTCAGTATGGTCCGCTAGTACATTGGTAATCAAGGTTGCGTACTCATGAGGTGCGGCTGCTGCGGTCTGGTATAGATCAACCTGGGTGCCGTTAGGGTGCCAAGCTTTGTAACCGGCAACATCCTGGATCGTATAAAGAATGTCTCTTTCACGTTCCATTGCAGTATCTTCACCAATACCAGAGGCTTTGCGAAGGACCATATTAGTCTGGTCAAATCTCACCATTTCTTCGGTGATATCCAGAATCTGGCCTTTCTTGCTCCCTGCAATATCGACATACTCTTCACCCAGCTGAGCAGTGTGCTCATACGGCATACCTTCTTTAACAGTCTTGGTTGAGCTTGTACGCCTGATACCAGGTATACGATCGATCATCTTGTTAGAAGGCATATTTGAGGTAAGCGTATCACCCAGTTTCGCAACTGTGTTATAGGCCTCCTTTACTTTTTTCGAAATCAACAACCCTGTAATAATAGGGAAGTCTGCGGTATTAACCGCCTCCGACAACTCCAGTAAACTGAAGTCTTCGCAGCGTACAACAGCCGAAACATCTGTCGTACTTTCCATGAGAGTACCGAACACGTGCTCTTTGAGCCAATCAAGGCCTTTGGCCTTAATAACGTGTCGTAGGTCCACTCTTTCACCTTGAATAATCATTTTTTAAACTCCTTTTGAGTAAAAATAACGAACAAACGAATAATAAACAACGACATACTACCTCTTACGGATTACGCACCGTCAAATGAGGTTGCTTGACTCGCACCACCCAAGAGTGGAGGGTTCAAGAAACAAACGCGGCAAGATGTTGCAGCAGCCTGTGTCTCGATAGCAAGTGCAACATGATCTGTTGCAGCCAATGCTAATGTTTGACTGTCAGAAATTGACAAGCCCTGGCCTGCAACCAAGCTTGGAGTACCAGTGATCGGGAACTCGTAGATGGATGTAGGGTCGATCAAAGCTACTTTCACTGTATGAACTTTACTATCATCAGCAGCGAGAGCAGCGTGAGCTTCTTCAGCAATACCATAAAGGGTATCATTATCCGAAGCTGCTGAAACCGGAGTGCAAACGCCAGTAGCGATAGCCAGCTTAAGCATCTCACCCTTCTTTATAGCTTGGCTATAAAGAACTTTTGCGAGCACATAAAGCGGATTACCATGACGAAATACTTGTTTGTTTACAGCTGTCATAATATATTCCTTTCATAAAAGAGGAAACGACTACACAGAAATAGTTACATATGTACGTAACTACTTAGTCGACCTTAGTGGCCTCTGCGAGCTCCGTCATTATATCTTTAGTAGAAAGCTTTTCGCCTGTGCTTTCTTTTACAGGGACCTTTTCGTGATTTCCTTTGACACCCTTGAGGCCTAGGGTAATCTTGCGATCTTCTATCAATGAAGTAGCCTGCTCTTTGACTGTGATAGTTTTGTCGCCATCTTTACGCTCTACTAAAGCATAAAGGATACTCTTGAAGACTTCTGTGACAGCTTCCTTAGGCAACTTCGCCTCAGTTAGGAGAGCATCAACTTCTTTGTGCTGAGAAGCCATAGCTTCTTTAGCACCAAAAGCATCCACTTTAACTGTCAGAGCTTGCTTACTTTCAGTAAGCTTAACCGCTTCATCTTTCAAAGTCTTGATTTCTTCGGTAAGCTTTGCAAGGTCACCACTCGATTGAGTTTTTCCTTCTGCAATTAACTTATCAAACAGGTCAGGTCTTTGTTCACGAAGTTCGGCCAGTGTTAGATCTTTTAAATCCATTTCTGACTCCTTATCTAGATCTGTACTTTCGAATAATGAACTTGTAGTCGCCGGGTCGCCTACGAGGTCAACCGACGCTTTAACACCCGCAGGTGTACGAGCGAAAATCTCTTCAACAATTTGAATGCCATTTCGCATTACAACCTTACCACCCGTATTTATGCTATTACCTACTGCACGAGGGTTTACTTTAATAATAGCCGCTACATGCTGCCCTAGTGTGTGGTCATACAACTGTAAGTCTCCACGCACTTTTTCTTCTTGTAAATCAACTTTAACATTCTTATAAGTACCAAACATGTCCTTTACAGAACGGTGTTGTGTAGCCTTACCTTTTTCTTGATGGTCAATGAAAGCAGGCATACCTTCAAATATCCGAACAGCACTTTCCATAGCTGCGTTTGAATACTCACGAAACACCTTACCATCACTGTTTTTACTCTGTTTACCTAGAATAACCACATTTCGTACAAGTAAGTCATCACCTAAAGTGGCCTCAGAGAGATCCACAGTCATCTGCAAAGGTGTTACTTTTTTCTTTGATTTGAAGGATACCATATTGAATCTCCGTTTGATATAATGAAAATTTTATTAGGCATTGGTTCAGGGCCTAATTCTTTATGTAACTCTTCACGCCCTTCTTCTTTTATAAGGCTGAAATAAGCCTTACCGCCAAGGGTAAGGTGCTCTATAATTCGTTGAAAAAAAGTATGATAGTCTGCCAACTCAAAGCCCTTATCAAAACGAAGATGAAAGGCAGTAATAACATCGTAAGTACCTTCAATATCTAATTGCTTACCTTTAGTGATACGCATATATGAGGCCTTTAAACCTAAAAGCTTATGTACTCTTTTATAAAGAGGTATAGGTAGCTCAGTACAGTAAGCATTATGATATAGACTACAAAAATACGGAAAAAATCCAACGCCCGTAGCTATATCTAGCATACGCGAAGAAGCACTACACGTATGAAGATTTAAAGAGTTATATTGCTTATAGGCAACTTCTAAGTACTTAGGCCAGTAAGCCACGTACTTATAGTAACCTGCAGAATTAAACCTACCTGGTACGTTTTCTAAGTTAGGTATACTCTTCTCAAATAAGATAGAGTCCATTAAAGGTTTAATAACAGTATAAGCTTTTTGAAGGCCCTTCTTATTCATTAAATTCCTCACTCAGTACAGGTTCCTCGTAACACTCACAATTAGGATGTACCGGAATATCTGAAAACTCACCTTTAGGATAAAAAGTACCATCTAAAGATTGACACTCCTCACAAGGATTACCGCCGCCTACGCGGTGGGTTATTCCAACAATCCAATCTTTCGTCGCAAAATATCTATGTTGCCCTTCTACATAGGCCCGTGAAAGTTCTGTTCTCGCTAAACGAAGGGCATTAGCCGAAACGTCAATATAAACACCTTTACCCGGATGTAAGATACTCTTTGTAGTTTTATCTACGTTTTTAACACCCAATATACCTTCTATGCTCTTAGCTAACGTTGTTACCTTTTCTCCGGTCACAATTGCTGAGCCTATTCTACGTAATAGTTGTTTCTGCCCTTCCCAAGTAACATTCCATATCTCTTGAGACAAAGTTAAGCCTTGAGGCCTTAAGCGTACAAGATAGTCTAATGCATCCGTGTTCAATGAGGCCCAAGTGCTAGCAGCCAGCCTTTCTAGCTTAGGATTAAACTTATACACAAGACCGTCTCGTCCAATATAAGAACTCCCTACATGCGCATCATCGCCCACAATAGGGTATAAAGTCGAGATACCGCCCTTTATTGCTGCATTGACTGCTTCATTAGCACCTTTTGCTATATAAGTGTTAAGGTACTTATACAAAGCGGTCATTTCCTTTTCTACGGCTGCATTCAAGTATTGCAAACGCAAATATGAAATAGTACCTTCATCAGACGCCTTAAGTAAGGCACTCTTGAGGCGATGTGACGCATCTTCAAGCATTGCAAGTAAAGAACGGGTCTGTTCAGCGTTGTAAGCTCCCCACTGCAGTCTAGCTGCGTCATTAGCTTTTCGTATTTGTTGTTTTACAGTTAAACTCATTATTCAGTCTTATTCTCGGGATCTTTATCGGCAGTTTCTTTCTTCTGAGCAGAGAGTTTTTCTTCGCGTTCTGCTCTTATAGACGTCTCTAAAACTCTATCTTTCTGCACGACTACATAGTCATTGCCTAGTTTTGCAGTTAAACCGGCATCACTATCCCAGCCATATAAACTATGTATTGCATAAGCTTGTGCTTCCTTCAGTACATCTCTATGTATCAGAGCTTCGAAGGTTACTTTACAGCTATGGTCAGTAATCGTAGTTTCTTTCTTTACTTCACGCTTCTCAGTAGCTACATCGAAGATAACTGTTGTTTTTTTTGTTTTAGCAGGTATATGGTCATTTTCTATACCATAACGAATGATTTTACGGTATAAAGCTTGTATAGGTTTACTAAAGAAATCCTGATAAGACTGGAACATACGTACCATAGGTGACTCGGATACCATCGAAGAAGAGTAATTAGCATTACTTGCATCGCCTCTGACAATATACTCAGTCAAACCCGTACCCTTAGCTAGCATTAAGTCAATCGCCCGGCCGTCATCCACAGTATCTTGAGCCTTGATATCAGGATTCAAAAACTCATACTCGATGTTAGCGGTGGATAATAACACTCCGCCTCGTTTAGGAAGCTCTTTGGGCAGGTCACCGCCGGTGGCAGTAGCTCTTGCAGCTGCTTCTGGTGAGGCAGAGTCACTAAACTTGTCCTTTAGCTGCGAAGGGCTCCCTGCTCCGGTAACTTTCATGATAAGGTTAAACATGGTACGCATACGATTAAGAGATATCCTATCCTCAAGCCAATCGTGATACTTGACCATATATTCGGCGATACCCACTAAGAAGGATATGCCTCTTTTTACATTACTATCTACTAAAATCTTAGTGTGTATTATCTCAGAAGCTTCTATTACTGTGCGCTGGTTAGCAGCTTTACTATTAGGATCAGTTCTTATGTAGTTTAAGATCTCTTCTACATCGTCTGAATTTGTGTGGATACCGAAAGTATACGTGCCGTCAGGGTCTTTAATCTCACCTGGTTCTACAAAACGTACAAGAGGTACAGGCTTGAGTACAGGTATATCATTATAGTATGATATACCCTTTGTACTCAAGTTTACGGAGGAGGAAGAAGGTTCAAACACTCGAAGGAAAGATTCGCCTTTGAGCAAAGTCCGCCGCACCCATTCCTTAATACGCAAGTCCATACCGTTTACTTCGTAGAAAGACTTCCAATAGGCATTTACGGCGGGATCAGGGTCGTTAGGTACTATAGCAGCATCTTTGCCGATGATGAAGTTAACCATAGTATCAATAACGCCCCGAGCGCTAGGATTACCATAATACAACTTGTCCACCTGCTGTTGCATAACACCCAAGCTAGACTCACTATACAACCCGTCTTTAGCAGGTAGTAGGTTAGTCCACTCTGATTCATCTATATCGCGAGCAAAGGAAGGAATACTTTCCATAAGCTGCGTCAACTGTTTAAGACGCGCTACATCCAGCATGCCTTGTTGCTCTTGTAACTCTTTTAATAGCTTGTCATTCATTATATCACCCGTAAGAACCCACTAAAACTACTGAGGCTGGTTCAGCTGCATCACTACCGAGGTAGTATCTTTCAGCATCCATTAAATGGTCTTTGAAAGGTACTACCTCATCTAGAGTTTCACCAAACTTATCTTCTTTCCATTTATACGTTTGTTTCTCTGCTACTATATTTGTGCTCGACGCTAGTATTCTAATATCTCGCCGCTTAACTCTGTCAATACCTACCTTCACGCTATCCCGCCCTTTAATACAAGGATGCACATTAAAACCTGCATTAAAGATCTCTTCTATACGAGCAGGCTCCGCACAGTCTGCTACAATTTTCCGCGCACGATACTGCGGTGGGATTAAGGTTTTTAGCCTATCAATAAGCTGCCCGTTGGTTAGTTTACGCTCATATATGAGTTCCCGCTCATATACAATGGTATCATACTCAAGTATCTCAATTAGGGCTGTCGGAGCGTTATACCCAAAGTCGAGCCCGTAACCCACGTTATCATACCGCTTAGGCCACTTGTGTATCACTCTCCAGTTCGTGTAAATGATATTACCTGGAGCTGCCCATTCGCCTTTACGATAGATAAGATAATAAGTACGGTCATGTTTAACCAAGCTATCTAAGAGTTTCCTATCCTCCGCCGATAAGAAAACGTTATCCTCATAAGTGCTGTGTAAAACAGCACAATCAGGAGGCGGATTTGACGTCATAGGCTTTAAAAAAGATCTTACGTCTACCGGGTTAAACGATAAGTATATTTGATTGAAACAACCTGGATTATCATTTTGGGCTCTTGCACGAATGTTCAACTGCAAGTACTCAAGTTTAGTAATCTCGGTTGCTTCCTCTATCCATACATAGTTGATACCTTCAATCGATTTTACTTTCTCGACGTCATCTAAACCACGAAAGAGTATGAAGTTGTTGCTGTCAGGAAACCGAATACGCATTTCTGTTTTGTTCAGTATATACGGTAACTTGTAGGTATCAAGTATACTAAGGATAAGGGCGAACGCACTCGACCGTAAAGCTGGTAGGGTGGCCCGAATAACCAGTATACCTATATTCTTTTCTTTATAGAACTTTTCAAGGAGCAAGTGTTGCGCTACAGACCACGATTTACCACTACCAGCACCTCCATAGGAGATAATTGTACGCACGGCCTTGTTTTTCAATAAAAACTCGTAATGCCTTTTATTCACTTTTACATTTTTAGGTGATATCATTTTTTAAGCATCCGAGTTATTACTCTTGGATAGCGACAACATCAGGCGGTGCTTGTTTATCGACCATCACGATGTTTATCTGTATCTTACCACTACCTTCGCCATCAGCGTCATCATTCAATGATACTTGCTTCGGTGTAAGGGGTAGTACTATCTGCCTAAAAAATGTATAAGGGTCTTCTTCAAAAGCTTCCTGCATAACTTCGCGGAAAGTTTGTATATTCTCTACATCACCCATAATAGTATCAATAACACTAATTGCTGCTTTTCTTCCTGTCGCCTTACTTATCGAAGCACTCAAAGCCTTATGAGCTAGGTCGACTGTGGTACCTTTATCAATAGCGGTACTAGCGAGTACCTGAGGGTTTTCTTGTCCATTTGTCGATTCATCATCATTGCTCATAAGGCTTTAAATACCCCTGCATTCTCTGGATCTAATCTCAAGTCATCATACACCTCACTGGGAAATAAATCAGGACGTGCTGGACGCACTCCCGCTGTAGTAAGCAGTGCAACGACTTCATGAATGGTTAGAGCTGCACGTGTGGTATCGTGACACGTGCCTAAGCTCCAACCTGGCAAGCGAAGCCCTGCATATAAGGCGGTACGCAGTATAACAATAAAGTCTTGCATAGCGATACCATTGCCGAAGGTCCATATGTCGTCGTATACCTGGCCCTCGAATCTATGATGGTATGCGTATGCATGATCGCATCTCTTATGTATCTTCATTTGCGGCATTGCTATATCAGTTGGGTTTGTTTTGATACCCCTAATAATAGCAGCTGAAATACATGAGTGAATTTCTACTTTAGGAAATAGGTCAGCTATCCATCTTGAGAAGTAAACGACCGGAGTAACGTTCGTCGCTCTTTGTTTCTTTGCATAAGATGAATCAATATGTGTGGTACTACCTGCCGCGTGATGTTCCTTTAAGGAAGGTGTCGAGCCCGGCACTGCGGTGGCTTTAGGAAATGCAGTTTTAGATAAGGGACGGCGTCCTCTTTTCTTGTTCGCGTAAATCGATGCCGATGCCATTGCCATTATAAACGGTGTCCTTACTTACTTAATTACTTAATTTGAGATGTATTATAGTGCATTATATTATAGTATAGTTTTGTTGTTTTGATAACTCATTTATATACTTATTATATAAGATAGTTTTAAAATAGCAACAAGAAAATAAAGATATGCGGAAATTGGAGCTGATCTTTTAAAAATGTGTATTATAGTGTAGTGCAGAAAATACCGAATATGCGTTTGTTTTTTTGTCCTACATTGTATTACAGCGCGTTAACTACTTATAAAATAACGAGTTAACGCAAAAAAAATTTGTTGTATTACAAAAATAAAATTACTAATAAAGGATATATATATATAGTGTAAAGTAAAACGATAACGATCGTAACGATCACTATACTGCGTAGAGTGCAATGGGATCAAGATCTATTAGTTAATTTATATATAATAACATATTATTAAATTATATAATTGTATTATATATATATATATATATTATAAAGTATTGTAAAATAACGAGTTATAGCTTGTATTATAGTGTAGTACAAAAAAACAAGTGTTTTTTGTATTATAGATTCCCTTAGGAGGAAATAGTATTTCTTGCTCAGGGTGTTAAAGATCAGTATATATTGGAAGAGGTGAATAGTATTAGGATGTACTACATGTGAATTAGAGGTTCATAAATATAGTGCCGGATAGTAGTGTACACTAAAGACCTTGATTGTAGAGAATAAAGAAAGAAGATATTCTGCAGCTTTATAGCTTCAGACGATAGATACAGAATATATATAGATATATAGATAGTATAGACATAAAGAACATATCAATAGATAAAGACGATATAGATATAAAGACGGTAGATACAGATAATAGGAAGTAAGATTATAATGATGTAAAATAATAAAAGACCTTCAATACATACAGACGTACTAGATAGACTATATAGACAATATAAACATTAAAGACGTACTAGGTAGGTTAGGGTAGGGTAGTTGTTAAAGACGTACTAGATAGACAATAGTATCTTCTTACATCCTAGATAAGACGTACTAGATAGACAATAGTATCTTTCTGGTAAACAAGCCAAAGAAGGGCTGGATAGTGAGCTTTCTCTTAATAACGTCTGTCCTCCCTATCTAATATATTATTAGAGAGTATTATATTAAGAATGTACTTACTTACTTAATATAATACTTTCTTACGTAAAATAAATCTCAGATTTTTTTT